CAAACCGATGCTGGTAGCGGGTCACCAGCTGATTGGCTTGCCACAACAGTACCAGTTCCTACGTGGGCGACAAAAGTTGTTGTACAAACTGGTGTTGTTGGTATTTATGAATCTGTTGGTCCTGGCTTGCCTTATACCTTGACGACGCGTGTTGGTGTTAATTCTGGATTTGCGGCTCCTGGTACTGGAAAAGGAATTAATATGCGATTTTCAGAAAGTTGGGGTGACGTGATCAATACTCCATCCACTGGATCAATTGGTATTGCGATTATGGCCTCTAGATCAGGCGGCGGCGCTCTTCGTTTTGATGCAGCATGTCGTGCTACATTTGACTGCATATTCTTGTCCTAAAGGGGATTCATGTTTCACCTTACATCTCATGGTGATTTCAAGAAGACTACAAAATTTTTAGAATTCATGCAAAGCGGAGATGTATTCGATAATCTTGATAAATATGGGCGTCAAGGAGTAGATGCTCTTTCAAGTGCTACTCCTCGAGATACTGGTGAAACAGCTAATTCTTGGAATTATCAAATCGGTCATACAAAAGGTACATATTCAATAAGTTGGTTCAACACCCACAAAGAAGGTGGGGTAAACATTGCCGTCATTATTCAATATGGGCATGGAACTGGCACAGGTGGATGGGTTGAAGGAAGAGATTATATTAACCCAGCAGTTAGGCCCTTATTCGATAGGATCGTGAACGATATTTGGAGGCAGGTGACAAATGGCTAGTGTAGACGACCGCATTGTCCGGATGGAATTCGACAATGCCTCATTCGAAAGAAAAATCGGGAGCACGATCACTAGCCTTGGCCAGTTGGAAAAGGCCCTTAAATTCGATGCGGCTAAGCAAGGCTTCTCTGAGATTAGCTCAATGGCTGACAAATTCCATCTTACTGGAATGGGCTCAGCTATTGACGGTATCAGTACTAAGTTTCTTGCGCTCAGTACCATTGCCATTACTGCGCTTTCGAATATTGTAAACAAAGCTATTGATACTGGTCTTCAATTAGCTAAGCATCTCAGCTTGGACCAGGTTATTTCGGGGTTCAAAGAGTACGAACAGAATATGACGTCTATTCAGACGATTCTGTCTAATACTAAACAAGATGGCACTAATCTTGAAGATGTTAATGGCGCTCTTGGTACTTTGAACGAATACGCCGATAAGACCATTTATAATTTCGGTCAGATGACTCGAAACATCGGTACCTTTACGGCCGCTGGTGTTGATTTGGATACGTCGGTCCAGTCCATCAAGGGTATTTCGAACCTGGCTGCAATGTCCGGGTCAAGCGCTGATCAAGCTTCAAGTGCCATGTATCAGCTTTCACAGGCTGTTGCTACTGGCTCTCTGAAGTTGATGGACTGGAACTCGGTTGTCAATGCTGGTATGGGCGGCGAAGTCTTCCAAAAGGCTTTGTTCGAAACCGGTAAAGCTATGGGAACTATTGCTGATGTTCCCATGGGTCAATCGTTCCAAGAGTGGACTGATTCTGGTCATTCGTTCAGAGAGTCTCTCCAAGAGGGTTGGGTTACTGCAGACGTTTTGACTACCACTCTTCAGGGTTTCACTGGAGAGATGACCGAAGCACAACTCACAGCGATTGGTTATACGCAAGAACAAGCTGCTGAAATTATAGCTCTTGGGCAGACTGGCGTTGAAGCTGCTACGAAGGTTAGAACGCTTACTGGCCTTATTGAGACAACGAAGGAAGCAATTGGTTCTGGATGGTCAGAATCATTCAAAATCGTATTTGGTAACTTCGAAGAAGCGACGCAATTGTTCAGTGGTGCTAGTGGCATCATTGGTCATATTGTAAAGACGAATGCGGATGCTCGTAACGAGTTGCTTCAAGGGTGGTCAGATCTCGGCGGCAGGACTCTGCTGTTTGAGTCTATACAAACTGCCCTCTTCAATCTATATGATATTATTAAGCCAATCAAAGAAGCTTTCCACGATATTTTCCCGCCGCTGACTGCGGAACGACTCTTTGAAATGACCCAACGTTTCTCTGAGTTTGCTGCCGCATTGAAGCCAAGCGGCGAGACTGTTGAGAAGCTTAAGGACATATTCAGAGGTCTTTTCGGAGCACTCGAAATTGGTTGGGAAATAGTAAAGGAAGGCGCCAAATTTATTGGCGAACTGTTTACTAGTATTACTGGTGCTGGCAGTGGCCAATTTACTACGTTCTTGGCGAACATCGGTAATTTCCTCACGGAACTGAACGAGAAGCTTGTTGCTGGCGGCGGAATCAAGCAGTTCTTCGTTGATCTGAAGGAAAAGATTACCGAGTTCTTCAGCGCGGCTAGCGCCTGGGTTCAAGAATCTGGTATTATTCCGTTCTTTATTGATTTGAAAGATAATCTCGTCATCTTCTTTCAGGAAGCACAAAGATTTATTGACGAGTCCGGGATCAAGGATTTCTTTGAAGATCTCAAAGACGCCATTAAAGATCCTGCTGAATTTGTAGACGATCTAAAGAACAACCTAATCGAGCTGTTTGATAATTTCAAGCCTGATATTCTCGAAAAGGCTGGCGGAGCCTTCGAGAGAGTTGGTCAAAGATTCGAAACGCTCAAGGGTATATTTAAGAAGGCTAAGGAACTTTGGGAACCATTTTCAGACGCTTTGTCTAAGGTCGCAGAGGTTTTAGACGATACGTGGGAAGCCATTAAGCGATGGTTCGAAGAGCTTGGTGACAAAATCGCTGCCGTCATGGGACCTGGCGATTTCGATGCAGCTGTTGACGCAATCAATGTGGGTCTTCTTGGCGCTATAGCTGGCCTTATCGCAAAGTTCATGAGCGATGGCTTCAACTTCGATATTGGAAGTGGACTCTTCGATAAGATTGGTAAGTCGTTCGAAGAACTTACTGGCGTTCTTACAGCGATGCAGAGCAGTATTAAAGCTGATGCTCTGCTGAAGATTGCTGGAGCGATCGCTCTTTTGACAGCGTCTGTTGTTGTTCTCTCCTTGATCGACTCCGCTGCTTTGACGAAGTCGCTTACGGCAATGGCCATTGGCTTCGGTCAGCTTATGGCTTCGTTTGCGATCCTTACAAAGATGTCCGCTGGGCCAAAGAGTGCTGCTAGTTTGAGTCTTCTCGCTGGCGGCATGCTTCTTCTTTCTGGCGCTATCTTAATTCTTGCTTTGGCTGCTGAGAGCTTGTCGGACATGGATTGGGGAGAACTCGCCAAGGGTCTCACTGGTGTTCTTGCTTTGATGACCATTATGACTGGCGCGGCAGTTATCCTGTCTCAGAACACAGGTGGGCTGGTTAAAGCCGGTCTAGGCATGATTGGGATTGCTGTCGCACTTGCCATTCTTGCTGGGGCAATGAAGATCTTCGCCACAATGTCTTGGGAGGACATGGGTAAGGGTTTCACTGCTGTAGCAGGAGGCCTTCTCGTCATCGCTGGTGCACTACAGCTAATGCCTAATGGCGCAAGTATGGCCCTTCAAGGCGTTGGGCTTATGTTGGTTGCCACAAGCATGGCCATTCTTGCTGGTGTTGTTAAAATCTTCGCTGACATGGAATGGGGAGAGATGGGTAAGGGGTTCGCCGCAATTGCGGGCGGGCTTCTTATTATCGCCGGCGCAATGCAGCTCATGCCTCCTACTATGCCGCTCATTGGCGCAGGATTGTTGCTTGTAAGCATTTCTCTTATCGCTATCGCTAAGGCGATGCAAATGATGGGAGGATTGTCTTGGAGCGAGATCGGTAAGGGGCTTGCCACGATGGCAGGAGCTTTGCTTATTCTTGCTGCTGCAACCATGGCGATGTCTGGTTCTATTGTTGGATCTATTGCTATTGGCATTGCTGCAGCTTCTCTATTACTTCTGGCCGAGGTGCTCGAGGCATTCTCTGGTATGAGCTGGGGAGATCTTATTCACGGCTTGGTTGGTATTGCTGCGATTCTAGGCGTGCTTGCTGCCGCAGCGTTGTTGCTCCAACCAGCGATCGGCCCGATGATGCTACTTGGCGCAGCTCTTGTTCTAATTGGCGCAGGGTTCGCTTTGTTTGGTTTTGGTGCGCAAATGGTTGCCACCGCATTCGAGAAGTTGGCAGAAGCAGGTGCAGAAGGTTCCGAAGCCCTTGTTGCATCTTTGGAAGCAATTGGTAAAGCTCTTCCAGCGCTTGCTACTGGGCTTGCCGAAGGTCTTATTGAATTCATAACGGTTATTGCTGAATTTGCTCCCGTTCTGGTTAAGGCTTTGGTTGAGATTCTTCAGCATCTCCTTGAGGGTCTTGCGAAGCTTATTCCAGAAGTTGTGAATGTAATCAGCGTGCTTATCACCGAGCTTCTTAATTTGATCACGGAGAAATATCCAGAATTCGTTGAAGCTGGCATAAGTCTTCTTATGTCGCTTCTTCAAGGTATTCGAGATCATATTGGTGAAGTTGTAACTCTGGTTGGCGAAATCATTGTTGAATTCCTTGACGCGTTGTCAGTGGAAGTTCCAAGAATCATTGATTCGGTCGCTAATCTGATTATTCAGGTCTTCGAAGGTGCTGCTTTCGCAGCAGGCGAAGTTGCTGCCACAATGATGTTTGGCGTTGCGATTAAGTTCATCGAAGGCTTTATGAGCGGCCTTTCAAACGCGCTTCCCGGCCCAATGTCTTGGTTCATGGAATTGGCTGGTAAGGTTCTTGGCTGGATCGGTAATGTTGCCAAAACACTTTGGGAAAAGGGGATCGATTTCATTGCCGGTCTTCTTGGTGGAATCATCAACAAAGCTGAGTCCGTTATTTCTTGGTTCAAAGAATTGGCTGGTAAGGTTCTTGGCTGGATCGGTAGCGTCGCAAGTACTCTGACCAATAAGGGTATTGATTTCATTAAGGGCCTACTTGATGGTATCAACCAGAAGATTACTTCTGTAACTTCATTCTTCACTGGCCTTGCTAGTGCTGTTATGGGCTGGGTTGGTAACGTAGCCAAGACGTTGTTCACTAAGGGTCTTGGACTTATCACTGGGCTTTGGGACGGTATCAAAGACAAGTGGGGCGATGTTACTGGCTGGTTGGGTGGACTTGCCGGTAAAGTTCTGGGTGCAGTTGGTAATCTTGCAAATACTTTG